TGGCAATCTAGATGGAGGAGCGGCTGGTAAGCGTTGGACTGAAAAAGATATCGTAACTCCCAAAGGGGATAGGTTGATAGCAAAAGGTACTTCTCAAAGACTTAGAGGTCGTGCAGAGGTAGATGTTCGTTATACTGGTATCATCTTAGATGACTTTGAATCAGAGCTAAATACAAAAACACCAGAGCGTAGAGCAGATATCAAGAAATGGATCGTATCCACAGTATATCCAGCATTGGAAGAAACACCCGGTAGAGAAGGATGGATATGGTTAGCAGGTACAATAGTTCACTTTGACAGTTTCTTACAAACTGTACTAGATGGTAGCAACAAAGCAAAAGAAGAAGGCAGAGAGTATCCTTGGAATGTAACATTCAAAAGGGCGATAGAAGATGGCAAGTCTATCTGGAAAGAACAATTCTCCTTAAAAAAGCTAGAAGCAAAGAAAAGAGAGTTTATCGAAGCTGGTCTGGTAAACAAGTTTGCACAGGAGTATATGAATGATGCTAGGGATATATCCAATGCCGCATTTAAAATAGATAGAATACAATATTTCAATGGACAAGTAGAATGTCGTAATAAGTTTAATTATCTCATAGATGGTGAAGATGCTATACCAGTGAACATTTATCTTGGAGTTGACCTAGCGGCTACAGCATCAGAGACATCAGACTTTCAAGTGATATTAGTTATGGCAATAGATTCTAACAATAATCGTTATGTCTTAGAATATTTTAGAGAAAGAATACCTACATTTGACGTACCACAAGAAATTATCAAACTGGCAAACAAGTATAACCCTGTAAGAAGAGTAACGATAGAAACAGTAGCGGCACAGGAAATGGTTAGAGATATGGTAACTAGAATGTCTGCTAGTGAAAAAAGACTAATGCCCGGAATCTTCAAAGGGGTTAAACCACCCGCAAGGATAAAAAAGCAAGATAGACTTGAAACAAGCTTGGGAGTTATCGTTAATTCTAAAAAGCTTTACATTAGAAGAGAAATGACAGAACTGGTAGATGAGTTCTTTGAACATCCTAAGCCAAGAAATGATGATGTAATGGATGCGTTGTATTATGCAGACTACTTTGCCAAAGCTCCTAAGAGTACAAGAACTAAACGAGAATCATTACTAAATGAAGAGGCTAGTCCTGTTAGAAGAATAAAAAAGAAAGCCTATAACTGGATGACTGGATCTCGTGCATAAAAAATATTATTTGTCTTTTGTTTATGCGTGACTTATATTTAAATTCAAATCCACATGCCGAGATATTCTAAAAGATCAAAATCTAGACTAGCTACCTGTGATGAGCGTTTACAGGAAGTATTCAATGAAGTAATCAAACATGTGGACTGTTCTATTCTAGAAGGACATAGAAGCAAAGAAAGGCAAAATAAATTATATGATGAAGGTCGTACTAAAGTCAAGTATCCTAATGGTAGGCACAACTCTAGTCCTTCTAAAGCCGTTGACGTTACCCCTTATCCTGTGGACTGGGAAGATAGAGAAAGGCAGACTCTTTTCGCTGGGTTTGTTATCGGCATTGCTAGGAGCATGGGTTATAATCTGAGATGGGGCGGTGACTGGGATATGGATTTTAACGTAATGGACAATCGTTTCGATGATTTTCCTCACTTTGAGATTAGAGACTAATGCCGGGTACGACAGACACAGTTAAAGCAATGTTAACTCCCGGTGAATTTGTTATTCGCAAAGAAGCTGTGGACATGATAGGAGTACCCATTTTGGAAAAATTAAATAATATGCCTGAAGCTGGTGGTCATTCTGAGATAGATAGACTGATAGCTATGGCTACACTAAAGAATATGACTGGTATGTATGGTGGCGGTATGGTCAATGCAAAGCAGTATATGGGCGGTGGTAAAGTTGATATGTATGGTCATGGCGGTAAAGTAAAAAATCAAATGATGATGGGTTATGAACATGGTGGTGAAGCTCATGGTAATTTAAAACCAGTACCAGATGACAACCCCGGACTTGCTAAACTACCTGAAAAGGTTAGAAATAAAATGGGTTACATGCAGGAAGGTGGAGAAGTTTCTCCAGAAATGCTTTTGGATTTAGCTAAGATAAGGAATTTAAATTATACACAGCCTTTATTTAGATTTCCAATAATGGAATCTTTAAACAATCTAGACTTATCTGATGTTTATATGGATTCTGTGCGTTCTGGTGGTAATACTGAAATTTTTGATAGGCTTAGATCACTTGCATCAAGTTTTGGTCAAAAAAATGATAGCTCTAAAGAAAGATATAAACCTCTTTCAGATGAGGAAATCCTTAATTTTTACAATCAATTAAAAAAATCATCAATAATGGAATCAAAAGAAGATGGTGGATTATTAAATATGATGTATGGTGGTAAGGCTAAAAAGAAAAAGAAGTATGGCTATCAAGAAGGTGGTGAAATATTAGGGCTAAATATAACTCCTGAAAGTGTTTTTCAAGCAGTTTATCAAATGCCAACAGATGATGGTGATAGGTATTACTTAGGAGAAGCTCAAAGACCTTTACCTAATTTAAGTCGTAAGTTATCTATAAAAAGAGCTATGGATAAAGCTATGAACGCTCCACAAGATTCTATTACGTTTGATATGGCTCAACAAATATTAAACCCTGAAGAAGAAAAAAGTGGTTTTCTTAAAAAGCTATTAGGTATGCAAGAAGGTGGTGCAGTTCAAGATTCTAATATGATGATGCAAGCTAATCCTTTCATACCTTTTGATCAAAGACCTCCAAGTTCTGGTGAAATAATGTCACCAATACCAAGTGGTATGGAGCAGGGTGATATGATGAGAATTATTAGAGATGAAAGAGAAGTATTAGATATGGAAGATGCTGAACTTCTTAGACAGAAAGGAAAAAACTTTTTTGAGAAGCTTAGGTTAGATTCACTACAAAGCAAAATATTAGATTCTTTAATGCAGTTAGATAGCGGTAGAATAGAGAGATTACCAGCAGATACTTCTGGCTTTATTCCTATTATGCCAATGTTTGAACCTGAAGGCATGGGTATTTAATGGATCAAGATCCAAGGGCAAAACAAAACGATGAGTTGTATCGCCAGTGGCGAGATGCTCGTTCTGAATGGGATACAGAAGCTAGAAGAGATATAGACTTTTATCTTGGTAATCACTTTACCAATGATGAGTCTGATGAACTAGCACAGCGTAATCAAGCTGATATACCTATGGACAGGGTATCCTCAGCAATAGAAAAATTTAAAGCAGTATTAACATCTAGAGCTCCAGCATTTACAATCGTACCCAGAGAAGATTCTGATGTACAGGTAGCCAACTTGTGGAGAACTATTATGGGGTATATATGGCAAAACTCTGATGGTGACTGGCAAATGAAACAAGCAATACAAGACTATGCTGTTACTGGTATGGGTTATATGTATGCTTATATTGATAGGGAATCAGATTTCGGTAGAGGTGATGTCAAGTTCACTTATTTAGATCCTTTTAGGGTTTACGCATCTCCCAGCTCAAGAGATCGGTGGTTTAGTGACTCGGATGGTCTTATCCTTTCTACCATCCTTACTGGTGAACAGGTCGTCAACCTCTACCCTGAATTAAATGATAGT